CATGGGGGGGTGGGTCGGGGATTGGGACCCACTATCGGGGTAAAGGGGAGAGGAACAAGTACCGTTCCTTAGCATGATATGATAGTCCACGACAAAGAGCGTTGCCCGTCCTGTCTGTCCCCCAGCTGGCGTACTACCTTAATCGGTGTATGCTCCCCTAGCGGTATAGACGATAGGAATGTTGTGACCTGCTATTGTGGTTGGTCCGGCAGACGGTATGAGTTAGTCAGTTGCTCAATGGGTTGTGTATAAGGTACCCCCCATCCGCGACGATAGGGATGTTACCCCGGGTCCCTCCGATATGGGTGGTAGCAAAAATGCTGGGAGGCAGTTATGAAGGGAATATGCGCACTGGTCTGTTTGGCTGGTTTTTTATGGATTGTAGGCGTATTGCTGTACCTTATATACGCCTGTGTTGGTTGTGAGCCTATCTTTATTGTAAGGTTGGTAACCCCGGCGGTTATTTGTAGTTCAATCACTGGGTACCCTGCTGGCATATGGTTAGCAGAAAATGGGTATTAATGCGTAGTTTCCTGTTCATAGCAGCCTGTGTATACGCAGTACTGGGTACCCTCATGGTACCGTGGTATACCCAAGAGGTAAGCTTAGTTTCAACGGCTAATGGGCACGGGAGTGAATATCAGACTTGGCAGAACAGTACTAAAGCGGCTGTAAGGCCGTAGACAGGCAGTGTAGTGTGTGCTAGGGATACGCCAGTAATGTTTGTAAGAATGGGTGGTACTATGAGAGTATACGCATTTGTGGCACTTTTAACGGGTTTAATGGTAGGAGCAGCACTGGTTGGATACTTTTAAGGTAGATTTAATAGCACACGCGGTAATGGCAGTATGGTGCGTCAGTTTCTTTTACATTTTCAGGTATGGTGTTTTACTGTCGGGTTAGACATAGAGTGTACACTGCGTACAATTAAGGCTGAAAAGCTTCGGATTATTTGGGTAGCATGGTCAATATTGACAAGGGTGAGCGTGGCTGAGTCTGCGCGGATGGAAGAGGCGCTTCGGCGTGAAGATAGTCTACCTGGAGTGGATGGATCATTTTAGCACCCCTGGCTGGCTCACGGCGGCGGAGATTGACTATAACCAGATTTGTATATCAGTTGGTATAGTGGTAGCTGAGGATAAGAAGTTTCTGACTATCAGCAATACGTGTCATGCGGGCGACAATTGGGCAGACCCTCTGACTATTATCAAAAGCGCGATTGTGAAGCGAAAAACCATTAAGCTGGGAGGCAAGCGTGGTAAAGTGTAACGTGTGTAAAAGATTAGTTTCGTGTACGCTTCCACTGTCATATCACGATCCGTATGGCCGGGAGCGGGAGATTAACATATGCCAGGACTGTGCCGACAATACAGCGTCCGCCTTTGGCAGGGTGCTACCGGAAGAGTGTACTAATTGCATGTTCTTCATGGGAGCAACGGGGTGTTGCCGGCGCTTCCCAACCTCTATAGCGCGTAATGCAGACGCATGGTGCGGAGAGTGGCGTGAGAAAGTGTAACATATGCCGGTGTGAAGTGCCTACCATTAGCATACAGTATGCTATAAGCTGGAACAGTGGTAAGCAGCAGTTGGTTATATGTAAGCGGTGTTTGAAGCGGTTCGTGGGAGAATTGGATGAAGAAGTGGCCAACCAGGCTTATGGAGGGTAGGGACTTAGTTGCAATGGGTCATATGCTCCTTGCAATGGCCATTGGCATAGTCCTGTTCTTCACGATTGTGGTAAACCCGAGGCTACTGGCCCCGGCTATTCACAACCGGGCAGAGGTGGATGCGATATTCAGGGATGTAGCCCAGACGTATTACAATGGCCAGGCTCGCAAGCAGATAGTGGCGATGGAGGCTGAGATACGCAAATTACGCGGCTCACTGGAGATATGCAAGGGCAGCATGTACCAGGATTTTAAGGATATGGTGGGCGACGGTGGGTAAATACGCATCACAATACACCCTTGATAAGTGGTTCCAATCCATGGCCGATTTGGAAGATGCGATTATTTTCAAGGCCATTTCCGAGGATAGGGATGTTTCAGAGATAATGCAGGAATATCTAGGATACGGTGAGGGATGATGGATAAGGGAGAGGGAACGTGGCCATTACCGCCGAATGTTGGGATGCTGGAAGAATGGGTTGAGGCTCATGAGAAGCGCATAATGGAGTTAGAGCGGCGTGTTGGTCAGCTTGCGGCCAACAGTGCAAAGCATAGCGTCACGCTCAAGGAAATGGGACACAATGACAGGAAAATGCGCAAACTGTGGTAGCACCAACGTGGACCCTGCCTATATCGTGATGGAGAGTCACGTTCTTGTTAAATGTAAAGACTGTGGCCTTATCACCGAGGAGGAGAGTGATGAGCATATTTTCCACCACCAGGTGTGATGAGCCTGTATGGCTTGAGCCTTGGGTGAATATGACTTTGCTGTGTGTTTACGTTCCGATTATGCTATTGGGTGCGGCCGTTCAGTGGTTTGCTGCCCGGGTACTGGGATTAATCACGGGCATACCAGAATGAGCATATTTTCCACCACCAGGTTTAGCCTTGCTTTATTCTTATTTGTGGCGCTGTTTATGGCCGGCCTAGTGGCCCAGTGCTTTAGAGACAGGTGTACAGAGATTATCACCGGTAGGTACGTGGACTGAATGGCACAAGCTGAACAAATAACATACGAACCGCTGCCGACGCTAAAAGCATTTCACCAGTGTGATAATGACATTCGCTGCGTGGTTGGCCCTGTTGGAAGCGGCAAGACAAGTGCGGCTACCTGGGAAATATGCTACTTCCTGCCGCACCATTTGAATAAGAAATATGGGATAAAAAAGACAAAGTGGTGTATCGTGCGTAACACATATAACGAGCTAATCGATACGACGCAACGCACCATTTTTGATTGGTTCCCACTCGGGGATTATAAGGATCAGAAGAAAATATATAAGCTGTATTTCCCCGACGGTATTGAGGTTGAGTTGCTATTCAGAAGCTGCGACCGGCCTGAGGATGTGGCAAAGTTTAAATCTCTGGAGTTGACTGGCTACTGGATTGATGAGTCAATCGAGGTGAAGGAAGAGATTAAGATGATGCTTAAGAACCGTATTGGTAGGTTCCCAGCCAAGTGTGCCAGGCGCTATGGCGTTGAAACAACCAACCCACCTGATATTGAGCATCCCACATACTTCAAGTTTAATTGGGGCGATACGCCTCCCCCTGGCCCAATTCCCGAGAGTAAACCGCTTGAGAATCACCGTGGCTTTTGGCAGCCGCCAAACGAAAATACACCGAATCTCAGGGAGGGATACTATGACGATTTACGGAAGGATTATGCCGATAATCCAGACTGGGTCGCCCTGTACGTTGAAGGTAAGCCGGGAACCACAGTCCAGGGCAAACTCGTCTATAATAGGTTTATACGAAAGACTCACGTCGCCACAGGCCCGCTCATCTGGAGCAAAGGTACACTGTTCGCTGGATGGGACAATAGTGGAAATTATCCGGCATGTGTAGTGTGCCAAATGCCATATCCCGGCCATGTGCAGGTATTGCGGGAATATACGCAAGACAATATGGGGATAGTTGATTTTACACGGTGGGTGGTAGCTGACCGGAACGAGCGGTACCCCAAGGCTACGTGGGTAGAATGGGCAGACCCGGCTGGCTTTAACCGGTTCAGCAAGAAGGATGGTGGCCTGACAAGCAACTCCGAGATGATGATGGAGATGGGCGTTGAGATAAGCCCCAGCGATAATAACTGGGCAGCGCGCAGGGAAGCGGTTGAGAAGCAGATGAGCTACATAGACGGGTGTTTGATTGATGGTAGCTGTAACCGTCTTATAAGTGGCTTTTTGGGTGGTTATTGCTACAAAGAGATTGGCACCACGGGCATATTTCAGGACAAGCCAATGAAGAACAAGTTTTGTGTGGATGTGGACACGGAGTGTTTAACCTATGACGGGTGGAAGCGCGCAGAAGATTTAACGGTAGGTTCATTCATCCCCGGCTGGCATGGTGGCAAGCTTGTTCCCACACTATTAAGCCGTGTCAATGTGTTTGAGGGTAAGCAGGAAGCGCTGGCGTTTCATAACAGCAATTCGCAAATGATTGTTACACCGAACCACCGTTGCTTGGCGATGCGCAAAATATCCCACCGCAAGACTGGCAATATGCGTGCCGCGTACACAAGCTATACCGATCCTGAATGGATACTTGCCCGCGACCTAAATAGTGCCCACATAGTGTTAGGTTCGGCACCAGAGAAACGACCCAAAAAGAATATCAAATTTAACGATGATTTTATTCAACTGTGCGCGTGGGTTAGTGCGGAGGGACACTACCTTAA